GGTTGGTATATTGAGAACTCTCTGACTACTGTTGGTGGTAAAGATCCTGTTTCTGAATACAATCGTGAACTTTGGAACAGTGGTTCCGAAGCAAACAAAGAAACTGTTCGTAAGCAGAAGCGTAAACTGTCTTACTATTCCAACATCTACGTTGTGAAGGATCCTGCTAATCCTGCTAACGAAGGTCGTGTCTTCTTGTTCAAGTATGGTAAGAAGATCTTTGACAAAGTTATGGAGGCAATGCAACCAGAGTTTGAAGATGAAACTCCTATCAATCCTTTTGACTTCTGGCAAGGTGCTAATTTCAAACTCAAAATCGTAAAGAAAGATGGGTATTGGAATTATGATAAATCTGAGTTTGGTTCAGTTGAACCACTACTGAATGATGATGATGCTCTTGAAACAATCTGGAAGAAGCAGTATTCGCTGACTGCAATTACCGCTCCAGATCAGTTCAAATCATACGAAGAACTTGAGCGTCGTATGAATATGGTTCTTGGTAAGAAAACTTCTCCCACTCAATCTCGTGCTGTACTTGAGCAAGAAGATGAGTATGAAGAATATATGGAGAAAAATTCTGTCGAGACTAAAGTTGTAGAAGAAATTGAGCAATCATATTCTCGCACAAAGTCACCATCTCTTCCTACAATCAACTCATCTGATGATGACGAAGATGATGCTCTTTCTTATTTTCAGCGTCTAGCAGAAGATTGATTATTGATATAATCTAATATTATCTGCTTTTTTCAGGGTGTCATTCACATATTGAGTGGCACCTTTTTTATATGTCATAATGTCTTCCATATCATCAATTACAATATTTAAGTATCTTGGTTTTAAGATATAGATGTTTCTTTTATCATTTTCAATTGTTTCTTCATACTCATAATTTGTTACTGGTGTTGCAATATTTCCAGTATCGATATTCTGTGATATACCATAATCATAGTAACTAACTGAAAAATTATTTTCAACTCGAAGTCCACCTGGAAAAATGACAACACCTCTACTATCTTTTATCTCTCTACTTTCATAATGATGAATTCCATTATAGAGAGTGTTATAGTCTTGGTATTTTGTAATCACATAATTATCAAACGATTGTTGTGTTAAAGGCCACTCTGACTGAATGTTGACAATATTATTAGAGAGAAGAACTACCCAATCTAAAGTAGAATCATTATAAACTTCGAAGGCAACATTATCTGGTCTATCGTCTCCAACAATTTTATATTTTTCAAAAAACTTTAATTCCTGATATATGTCATCACGAAGTTTTCCTCTTTTAAATAAATTCTTGACATTGATATAATCTGATATTTTAGCATTTGGAAGTCTGCTAACATATTCAAAATTTGGAACTTGTCTGAAGTAAGGTGCCATCTTAGTATCCTATTTCTGTGTCTGAATTTCCACCTGGTAGTTTACTGTAATCATCATTATAGATTGGTTCAAGTTCACTAAATTGCATTTGAATTTGATATGATGTCATAGCACCATCCGCAAATGTCATATACTGCTGATCGGGTGTATAATCAACTGTGAACGATTGTAATGCACATTCTTTAATTCTGTTTATATATGGATGATCCTTATCTTTATGTAAATATTGAATTTTGAATGTGTGTGGTGATTTTAGGAATAGGTTTGATTGAGATCGCTGAGCAGCCATTCCTTGTTTAAAAAATCTAATAATCTGTCTAATTTGATCAGTGTCTGCCTTACCTCTTGCAGAAAGTCTAAACGTAAATGTAAATGGTCTAAGCGATGGACCTTGAAATAGTAGCTCAAGGTTTTGATTTAAAATACCACCTGTTGTTCTTGCCAAAATTCCTGGAACACCTGTTGCTTGTTCTGTGAAAAATCCAGCAACAGCTGCTTGTGCTTCTGGTAAATTTTTTCTAATTGTATCTAAATCTTCTCCAGCTTGATTTGCCATTTCTTTACCACCACCAAGTATCCCAGAAAGAGCAAGGTTTGCTAAGATTGCTTGCCCTGCTGTCATTCTATCTTCCCCCCAAGTTACAGAGTTTGTATCATTTATTCCACCTTGAATTGGTAAGATAACTGATCCTATGATGTTTGTATCAGTAATTGCTCTTCTTTCTGAAAATCCAAAGGTACTTCCTGTTGAAAAACTTTTTGGAGAATATTCAACCATATTAAATTTAATTACATCCTGAACTGTGTTTTGTAAATCGGCAGGGTACTTTAAATTTTTTGGAAATGATTTTCTTGTCTCAGCATTTGCAGATATTAATTGTGTAAGTTGTTCTGTGGAAAGTGGTGGAACATCACCAGATTCTGTTGCTTGACCTTCAGGTACAATTCCAAGTTTTTTTTGCTGTTCTGGACTTATTTTTTCTAAAGAACCACTAGTTCCTGGTAAAGAAATTACTCCTTGGGATGCACCTCCTTTTGACAGAGTATCTTGAACTTGTTTTTGGGTGTTCTTATACATATTACCACCCGGAGCCATAGATTTTTTTAAATCTTCTCCAGCTGCACTAGTAAATGTTTGCGTCTTGCCGCCATCAGTGCTAGTTGCTGCCAGAACCCAAGTATCTACTCCTGCTGCATTTTTAGATATAATGTAAGTTTCTGTTTTTGATCCACTATAAGCTGGTCCTGTGCCAGTTAAAGTCGTTACTGATCTATGGTAAATTTGAGTTTGATTGTCTCCAACTTTTGTTGCCATTTGGTCACTGCAGTAAGATCCTTTTGTGCAACCGCTAAATGCTGGGATACCCATTTTGTAAGATTTTTTATTTATTTAGACGGAACTTTTCATATGGAATACTTAGTAGATCATCTAATTCATTTTGTCTAACTAAATGCAGTTGTCCAGCAAGTTCTTCCCATGTATAATTTCTAGTTTTCCTCCAATGAAAATTTAGACCTTTAAATCCCCATTTTTGGATTTCTGTACAGGCAATTAATGGATGTTGATCATATTCAATATCAGGGGTCTTTGGGTTATATATGAACGTATAAAATTTTCCTACTTCTGGTATCCAACTCTTCTCAGTCAACACAGTTAATATTTCTATCATCATATCCTCTGGGTCAGTCAACTTGTCAATCTTACTTCTTATTGGTTCAATTCTATTTGAAGTTTTTGATGGTACATATTGACCAAAACCTTTTGCCATTACTTGATACCTAAATCTTTTTCTGTTATTACTTTAAACTCTAGAAGTCTATCCTTACAAAATTCATCTGCTGCTTTCCATTTTGCTTGATTGACTGCGTAAGTTCGACATTCATGAAGGTATGATTTTGTCACTCTTGATTTCTTTTGGGGAGGAGTTGTTTGTTTTTCCGGTTTTACTTCAACAACATAGGTTTTGATTTTATCATTTTTATCTTTAATTTTTATGATGAAATCTGGAAAATATCTATGAACTTTGTTGTCTACTGGAGAGACATATGGAATACAAAATTCTTCGGATGCCCAAAAAATTACACTTGGATTGTGATCACACCAGTAACAAAATTTTCTTTCCCAACTACTTCTACAAATAATATTATCTGAATTGCCTTTATATTTTTCTGGATAAGATGGTTTGTATTTGCTTTTAATACTCTCTGCCATTATCTCTGCTACATAATATATAAGGATAAAATTATTTATAGATGGTCGCTCCAAACCCACGTCCAAGAACTATAGCCGAAGTTAAAAGTAAATTATTAAGTCCTGCTCTTACATCACATTATGAGCTTTACCTAAGTTTGCCTACTAGTAGTGATTTTAATTCTGTAATGCAAGCAAATGGGGTTAATTATGCAATATCTCAAGACAATATACAACTTGCTTGTTCGGAAGCAACCTTACCCGGTTCTTCTTTAGCAACTCATGAAATTACTGGAGATTACACTGGAGTAACAGAGCGACATGCTTATAGACGAATATATGACGATAGAATTGATTTAACTTTTTATGTTGACACTAATTATACTGTCATAACATTTTTTGAAACTTGGATAAAGTATATTGTTTCTGAAAGTATTTCTGCAGGATCTGATGGTAGATTGGGATTAAGAAGTCCAAATTATTTTTACACAGTTAGATATCCTCAAGAATATCAAACAGAATTTAGTATTACTAAATTTGAAAAAACTGGTTATAATAATTTCTATAATGGATCCAAACTAGTTTACACTTTTATGAAGGCATATCCAATTAGTATTACATCGATGCCAGTTTCTTATGAAACCTCATCTCTTTTAAAGTGTACTGTTTCATTTAACTATACTAGGTACTTCATCGAAAGTTTACCAGGTTCTCCCGCACCACAATCCATATCCCCTCAAGCAACTCTTGGATCTAATTTAACTACTCCTCTTCAGCAGGGAACTTTTAATTCTAACTCCGCATTCATTAATTCAGAATTTGGAATTGATACTACAGGAGGATTATCAATATCTAATGCTTTATCTTCTGGTAATAGTATTCAGCAATATGAAGGTGATGAGATTATTGGTGCTATAAATTCCAATCAAAGACCTGTGGAATCTGGTCTTCCTTATGTCGGAAGAAATGTAGGACCTATCGCACCTTTTGGTGGAAGATGATAAATAATCACACCTGAAATTTTCTATAGGACATTATGCCATTACCTAAGATTTCTACACCAATTTATGAACTTGAATTGCCATCAACAGGAGAAACAGTTCAATATAGACCTTTTCTGGTAAAAGAAGAGAAGGTACTAGTAATTGCTTTAGAGAGTGAAGATACTAAACAAATTACTACTGCTATTAAAACTGTCATTAAGAACTGCATTCTCACTAAGAATATAAAAGTAGAAGCACTTCCTACGTTTGATATAGAATATCTTTTCCTTAACATTAGAGGTAAGTCTGTTGGGGAAGAATTGGAAGTTAATATTATTTGCCCAGATGACGGAGAAACCCAAGTCCCGATAAAAATTGATATTGATTCAATTAAAGTTCAGAAGAACGAAGATCATACGAATAGAATTAAAGTTGATGATAATATTATGATGGAAATGAGATATCCATCTTTAGATCAATTCATTAAAAATAATTTTGATTTTAATGATAAAAATGCTATGGATCAATCGTTTGATCTAATTGCAAGTTGTATTGATAAAATTTATACTGAAGATGAAGTTTGGTCTTCTGCAGATGTTACTAAAAAAGAATTGAATGAATTTCTAGAGCAGATGAACTCTTCTCAATTCAAGCAGATTGAAACATTCTTTGAGACTATGCCAAAACTTTCTCATACAATTCAAGTTAAAAATCCATCCACTGATGTTGAAAGCGAAGTCGTGCTTGAGGGTCTATCAAGTTTTTTCGTGTAGGCATGATCCATATGGATCTTGAAAATTATTTTCGTTTAAATTTTTCCTTAATGCAGTATCATAAATATTCATTAACGGAGATAGAAAATATGATTCCTTGGGAAAGAGACATTTATGTTACTCTTTTGCAACAACATCTTGAGGACGAAAAATTAAAGCACGATCAAGAAAATGCCAATTTCCTCTAACCCCAATGAGATTGTAGATGATAAAATTTTAAGTCTCCTTGGGCTTGAGGATAGAGTTGACATACCTGCGGATGAATATTATCAACTTTTACAAGAAAGAATACAAAAAAGTGCTTTTGGTGTAGATAAATTAAGTCAAGAAGATCTTGCAATTCTTTCGAATGAAAAGAAAAGAGTTAGGGAGCAAAAAGATA